CAATCTCGCCACCGGGCTTGATATACGGCCCCAACGCCAGCGGCGTAACGTGTGGCTTCCACCACCTGTTCGGCGCCTGTCGGCCGATCCGAAAAACGCGCTCGATCTCGGTCTCGCGTGGGGTGTTGTATCGGTTGCAGATGATGACCTCCTGATGACCATCCGGGATTGTCAGGAGTACATGCTAACTTTCGAGCATCAAAAAAACACTGTATATTCAAACAGTGTTCTGCGAAATCATCGAACTCCGTCGCGCTGGCCTCCGTCTGGCGCCTAAAGACTGGCCAGCTCCCGTCCGGGGGGATCTGCGCATCACTTACTTGAACGGGCGGTCCAACAACAACCGACGCAGCATGCGAGAGGCGGCGCTGTGGGTTGAGTGGAGCACGCATATGGTCCCGGGTCCACACCTGTGGGAGCCAGTGCTTCTGGACATCCTCGGAGATGCAATGCTATGGCGCGGCCACGTATGCGCCCGCACCGATGCGGGTATTGCTGAATATGAGCAGGTGTGGCTGATCAGACCCTGTCCATCAGTCGATGGGCCGCCCCTTGCACAGTTCGACGCCGCTCGGTTTTCGCCGAAGCTACCAGAGACCATGCCACCCCGCTCCGAAACACCCAGCGTCGCTGAGCGGTGGTACGCCGAACAGGGGCGCGAGATGCCCATGACCCGTTGAGGAGCCAGTTATGCATCCGCCGCTGATCTATCCGACGATTCTGCGTATGCACCCCTGGTTTGGCAGGCCAGAGGAGGAGTTACTGCCTGGCCGCCCGGAAGAGTACCGAATAGAACAGCAGGCGCCCGACTGGTTCGTCGTTTTTGGACCCGGCGGCCAAGTCGTGCATAGTGGACTAGGGCCGGTGCAGATCCTGCCGGTGCGTCATGCCTGACGGACTCACTTGGGATGGAGTGCCAGTCCACCCCGGCTGGTATGCCGTCGTAGTGGACTACAGCCACCTACCATTTCCAGCCGCCCGGCGCTGGTCCGGCACCCTCTGGGACAACGAGCGCGGCATCCAAGCCTTTGATGGGCCGTACCCCACAGCTGAAGATGCTTTGGATTGGGCAATGGAGTGGTGCCCAGAGGGTTGACTCGGCCGCAAAAGTCAAAACAGCCCGACGGGCTCCGCAGCACGATCCCAACTGCTGTAGACCAGCTCGGTGCGCTGCACGCCGCTGCCGCCGCCGGCCACGATGTACGTGATCGGCACGACCTCGACGTGCAGGCCAGCGAAGCATTCCCGAATGGCCGGATGGTCGTTGATGCTCAGCACTGCCTTGCCCTGCAGGTTGCGCATGCGGTCGGCCATCGCCTCGTATTCCGCCCAGGGGAAAGGCACGCCGTACCCCTCGGTTTCCCAATACGGGGGGTCCAAATAAAACAGCGTGTGTGGCCGGTCGTACCGCTTCATGCAGTCTTGCCAATCAAGGCGCTCGATGTAGGCACCATGCAGCCGCATGTGGGCCGCACTCAGATCCTCTTCGAGCCGTAGGAGATTCACCGTGGGGGCGGGCGCGGTCGTGGCCGTGCCCCACGTCTGACCGGAAACCTTGCCGCCGAAGGCTTGGTGCTGGAGGTAGTAGAAACGCGCCGCGCGCTCGATGTCGGTCAGGGTTTCCGGCCGTGTGATCTGCAGCCATTTGAAGACCTCGCGCGAGGACAACGCCCACTTGAACTGGCGCACAAATTCTTCGAGGTGCCTCTGCACGATCCGGTACAGATTGACCAGCTCGCCATTGATATCGTTGATGACTTCGACCTCGGCCGGCGGGCGCATGAAATAGAGCGCCGCGCCTCCTGCAAAGACCTCGACGTAGCACTTGTGCGGGGGGAAACGGGGCACGATGACATCGGCCAGACGGCGCTTGCCGCCAAGCCAGGGGACGATAGGGTTCGCCATGATGGGCTCCAGAGTTTGATATATTGCCCCCGCCTGTACAGGTGGACGGGGCCTCGGCTGGGCTCACAGGCGCGTTCTGTGGGTTCGGCGGCTTGGTCGGTGTTACAGCACCGACCCGGTCGCCTCGTTCTTTTTTTCAGGGGGCCAGCAGGCCCCGGTCGACGTCGATCTGGGTGCGCAGCAGCACTACCTCATCGTCTCGACGTGCAAGATCCGCTCGGAGTCCTGCAACCACTGCTGCCCCGCTTGCAACGTGCTGAGCGAGGGCGCCGTATCGATCTGCAAGATCGCGGCCGGCAGCGGCGTTGGCCTGGGCTTGCGCCCGGGCAGTGGCTGCGCTGCGTTCGGCGGCGAGGCGCAGCCGCTCAACACGGTCGAGATCAGCGCGCACAACAGCGTCGCGCGCAGGGCGGGCCTGGGTGAATGCATCGGATGCCTCCTGGGTTTGTGCTGCGTGGGTGGATTCGGATGTGGCGAGCTTTCGCTCCAAGGTCAGACCCGCGACGGCCTGGCCGGCCACTTGCTGGGCCTGGGCCGCGATCAGGCGCTGGTGGGCGAGCTGCTCGCCGTGCAGGCGCCAGGTCTGCAGGGCCAGCAGTGCGGCCAGCACCAGGGCGCCGGCCTGCCAGGCCTTGGACTTGATGGCTTCGAGCATGGCTACACCCCCAGCCACGGCAAGTACTTCAGTCGCCTGGACAGCAGCGGCACGGTGTTGCGCACGTGCTCCCGGTTGATGTCATAGGCGCTTTGGCCATAGCCCTGCCACTTCTCGCGGCTCTTGACGCTGTGCAGCTCGACGTGGCCGAACCACTGGTCGGCGTCGCAGCCTGCCCGCAACGTGCACAGCTGGCGGTCCTGCTGGAGGTGGCTCCAGCCGCCGTTGTATGCCGCGTCGCAGAAGGCCACGCGCACCAGTGCATCAAGGTCTGGCGACAGCGCCTGCAGGCGCGCATCGCAGCCGCGCAGCTTGATGATCGCCGCGCGCACGCTCAGCTCGGGCCGCTCGTAGACCGACTGCCAATCCAGATCCTCGAGGGCGGATGGGGCCATGCGCCGCACTTCGTCCAGGCTGTCAAAGCGCAGGGCGCCGCTCTTAGTCCATGCGCGCGTGAGCTGGGCCAGTCCGCCACCCTCTTCCCGCGAGGTCTTGAGACGCGCGGTCGAAGACCAGCACATGGAGTGCGTGAGCGATCGGCAGGACTCCTGCTCGAACAGCGCGCCCAGGTAGCTGCGGCGGGGGATCTTGGGCCAATGGGCGTTGATCTCGTCGACGATCATCGGCGCCATGGCCTCGGCCCTGGCCAGGCCGGCGGGCTGGCGCGCCTGCAGTTCGCCAGCCTGGGCAAACTGCGTCATCGATGCCCAGACGATGGCCACGACCATGGCGCCACGCAGCACGCACAGCGCAAGAAAGGCCAGCCCGGCGCCGATGGGATGCTCAAGGGCCTTGATCCATGCATCGCGGCCGTGGGCATAGTCGGCCATGGCCTTGGACGCACTCAGAGCCACGGCCACTGCCACGGCGGTCCACGACAGCCACAGCAGCCGCACCACGGGCTCGCGCCAGCCGTTGGGACCGAGGGAGTTGATGACGATCACAGCCAGAGGCAAGGCCAGCACGGCCCACCACCGCCAACGCTTGAGGGGATTCACAGGGGACTCCATTTCTTCAGGACACAAAAAAGCCCGCCGGTGTTGCCACGCGGCGGGCGCTGAAAAGCGGATACGGATCTAGACGTCGATCCGGGTGTAGACGAGGTCCGGGGCCGGCCCCGTCACGGCGCCGCCGCGCACGAACACAGGCGTGCCTGCCTCGATCTCGAGGGGGTTGTTGACGATGGACGTGCCACCGCCCGGGAACTCCACGCGGGCCGTGGCACCGATGCGTGCCACCAGGGTGGCATAGAGGACTGGTGGCTCGGTTTGCAGCCGCTGCAGGCGGCGGAAGAGATTGATGATCATGCGATAGACCTTTCGACATCGAGGGCCTGACGGATGGACGGCGCGTCGACCGAAACAGTGATGCCTCGTACCAGCCCCCGCCAGGTCTCCTCAGGCTCCTGCACTTCGATCAGGTAGCCAGGCAGGATCAGCCCAGGCCGGGTGCCGCCTGTGAGCAGAGGCACCGTGATGGGCTGCTGGTGCGTGATCGCCGACGCGGCCAGCACGGATTGCCCGCGCATCCGGGCCGCGACTACCTCAGTGATCAGCGCATCCGTGATCTGCGGGGCGAGCCGGTCGCCCGCAGAGCCTGCACGCGTGACATGGCCCAACGGCCGCCCCGGCGCCGTGCCCGCGATGTAGACGGCATTGAAGTGGGCCGCTTGGGCCGGATGCAGGCTGTCGGCGGTGATGATCTGCCCAGGCATGACAACATCTGCAGGCGCACCGGCCCAGGCCCACGGAAGATGGGGAAAACGGGGTGCGATCTGCAGCCGGGGCTCCGACCTGTGGCTGCGCACCACGGCGCCGGCAGCCTCTGCGATCCGCTGGGCCACCGACAACGGCGTGCCGCTGTGGCTCCACACGTTCTCGGGCACCAGCCAGTCGTCGATCTGCCAATCCAGGCCGATGCCCGTGAGGTCGAGCGCATCGAGCACCAGCTGCTGGGCAGTGCGCGGCACGGCGCTGGTCCAGTCCGTATCCGCAAACGCAGGCGCGGACAGCAGCGAGGTGATGCTGCGGCCGGTGAGCTGCACAGCATGTTCGCCAAACTTGCGCGTGCGCGATGGTGGGTCGACCAGAAACACCCACTGTATGCCATCGATGGTGACGCGGATCTGCTGCGGCACGCCCTGCCGTGGCGCCAGTTGGTCCAGCAGCGAAAGCTTGCCCGAGGCCGTCATGGTCCAGCCGTACTCGTCGTCGTTCGTGGTGATGCTGATGGTTTGCAGCGGCACGCGCTCCAAGCTGGGCAGCAGCACCGCATCAATGGTGTGGACAGTCATGTAGACCCTTAATAGCGGAATGACATAGCGCGGCGGCTCGGGGTTGACGCCGCCCTTGCAGCAGAAAAAGACCAGCTCGGTGCTGCCCGTCCAGGCCTGCGCAAACACCAGCTCCACGGCGCCCCCGGGCGGCGGCACATAGCACGGCGGCGGCTTGGGCGGATCGACCGGCCGGCCCGGCGTGATGCCCGGCGGCGGCACCATGGCGTCCTGATACCGCGCACCGCCCATGACCACGGCCAGCTGCAGGGCGTCGCCCATGCTGCTGGTGTGCCAGGCGCCCCGCTGCAGACCGTCGCCGAAGGCCTGCACGGTGGCGTGGCGCACGCGGATGGCTTCCTGGAATCGCTGCAGCACAGCCGTCTGAGCGGCCAGGGCGTTGTCCATGCCCTGGCGCGTGGCCAGGTGCACGCGGATGGCTTCCTGCCAGGCCTGGGCGGTGATGCCCGCCACGGCCAGGGCGTTGCCCATGCCCTGGCGCGTGTCCAGGCGCAGGCGCTGCGAGTCCTGCCAGTGGTGCACGGTGGCCGCGCCGACAGCCATGGCCTGCCCGCCACCGATGCGCGTGGTGCTGCTGGCCACGGCCGACTGCTGGTAGACCGACACCAGGGCGCCGCGCGCAGCTGCTGCCTCTTCAAACCCTGACAGCGTGCCGCCCACGGCCGGGCGGTCGGTGCGCGTCTGGTAGACCGCGCCGAGCGCGACCCGCGCGCCAGGCAGCCGGATGGCAGTGGCAGCGGTCTTGCGCCGCAGGGCACGGATGCCTACGCGGGCGCCTGGCAGGCGGATGGCCGCCCGCGCGACCGCGTCCTGCCCCGAGCCCGAATCGTCCTCATTGCCGAACACCAGCTCGTTGGGCGAACCACCGGCTAGCGGGCGACGGAAGATCAGCTCGATGATCGCCATGGGCTACTCGATGTAGCTGGTCGGGGCCAGCGTGAGGTAGCCGCCGGCATAGAGCTGGGTGCTGTCCGGGATCTGGATCTGGCCGTCGCCGCCTTCGATCGACACATCCGCGTCGAGAACCAGCGCGCCGCTGGCCGACACGATGCGGCCCCAGGTCGCAATGCCGGATTCAAGGATCATGGCGCCTGCTGCATCGCGGGCCAACAGCCGCAGGCGGCCGGCGACGATCTCGCCGCAGGGCCTGGCCAGCGGCAGCTCCACCAACATGGGCAGGGCCGAGGGCTCGCCGAAGGCAGGCCGCTCGGCATCCGCGAAGAACCGCACGCAGGCCGTGCCCGAGCCCACGTCCAGCAGCAGGTCGCGCAGGCCCTGCAAGCGGGCCTCGTTCGCGGCCATGGTGATTTCAACGCCGCGCAGTGTCATGGCATGGCCTCCGGCGTGACGCGGTCGGCCACCACGGCGCGGAAGTCGCCCTCATGGTCGTAGCTGAGTACGGTGTACGCGGTGGTGCTGTCGATGCGCGCGAATTCGTAGTCGCCCTGGGCGTTGCTCCAGGCTTCGCGGATCAGCAGGCCGTCGCGGTCGCGGTACAGCCGCACACGGCGCGAGACGGGCACCTTGGGACTGTTCTTGTCTTCCTGCTCGACGGTGCGACCGCGCACGCGGCCCAGGCCGTTGCCTCCCAGCACGTAGTCCAGTTGACTCGCTCCAGGGCGCTGGACCACATATGCCCCCTGGTAGATTTCTCGCCCGCCTACGCCCACAACTGCCGTGGGCAGGAGGAGGCTGGTTGGATAAGACAGTTCAGCCATACCCGTTAGCGCCAAGGCCCCGTGATATCGATGAAGCCATAGCCAACTGGCGTGCCAGAGGACCCATGCGGAAGCGCCAACAAGCGCCGCCCGCTGACTGCCTCGATCAGAGTCGAGTCGCGCTCGAAATACTGGGCAACCTGGGACTGTGGGACATACCGGTATCCCGGGACGACCGCCCGCGGAGTGTTAACTGTTCCGGGAGCATTGCTCAAATATAGTTGCGAGAGCTTCAGCTCACCGTCTACATCGCTCGGAAAAATCCCCAACCCGGAGTCGGCGCCAGAACCTGCGTTCACACTTCCCGCGTAGCTCCTGAGATCCGGGGCTACGCTGCTTCCCAGCCCTGTCATGGCCCTTGGCAAAAAGTACCAACCAGTAGATGCCGTATCGAGGCTGCCATTGTTGGGCCCGCCGGTCACGTTTCCCTGAGATGTACCACCGCAAAGCAGACAAGCGTATGCATCCCCCGTCCGGCGCAGCGCCAACAGATCGCCAAAGGCCCTTGTCCCGCCGGCCGTGCTGGTCGCAGTGGAAGAAGTGGCCGGCGCAGTGTTGTCGACGAAAAAGCGGCTGTCCCCCACAACCAGCCAGCGCGTGGCGGTGGCATTGGCAGAGCCACTTTTTGCCCACCAGCAGCCATCGGAACGCTGTGCAACAGTGGGAAACGGTCCGGTCCCGGTATCAATGGCCGACATGCTTTCGTAGCCACGCATGGATGCGGCGGTCGTGGTCCGGTCATCGACATAGAGGTACATGCCCAAGCTCTGCGGATCGGTGGAGCGATACACGGCCTGGTTGGTCCCAGAAAACGGTTTGGCCCAGCCCAGCGCCGCGAACTTGAACGTGATGCCCGTGCCGTTGTCCACGCTGTCGGGCGCCGCCGTGCGGAACTTGAACACGCCGCTGGCCGACTCGGTCACGCGCTGCTCGCCGTTGAGCAGGGCCTGCGCGGCGCCTGCGATCAGCAGCACGCTGTCTGGCGCGGGAGGCTGCGAAGCGCCCACGGAAAACTCCACCGTGGCCACGCCAGCCGCCACCGTGATGCGCGTGGCCGCGCGCAGACCGAAGCCCGTGACCAGGCAGGCATCGAGCACGGCGATCTTGCTGCCGGCCTGGCCGTTTTGCACGGGCGCGCCGTACATGGTCGAGAGAAAGTGCTTGACGCTGGTATCGACAAGGGATGCCATGGGTGATCTCCAAATAATCAGGGACGGTCGACGCTGCCGCGCACCAGGTGCTCGAACTGGTAGTCGTCTGCCACAGCCTCGCTGGGCTGCACGGTGCGGATGAGGGCATGGGGGGCAATGCCACCTTCGGTGTTGATGCGCAGCACGTTGCC